CAAAGGACTACGACGAGAGGGTGAAGTCGTTGGAAGGAAAGTTCCTTGATCTGGATCGGAAGCTGGAAGAAGGCGAGATCGACCAGCAGGACTACAACAAGCAGTTGCGCACGCTCACGCGCGAGCAGTCGGATTTGGCTGCCGTGGCAAGCCGCGCCGAGATCGCACGCGAGATGGCGCAGCAGGCGCAGGCGCAACTGGCGCAGCGCGAGGCCGAAGGCTGGAGTCAGGCGATGCAGGCGCTGACGGCAGAGATCAAAGGTAAGGATGGCGTCCCGGATTACATGCAGGACGCCAAACTTGCAACGGCGCTCGGCAAGCAAGTGGAGACTTTGATGATCGAGCGCGGTCTTGATCCTTCCCAGCCTGCACAGGGAAAGCTTGAATTTCTGCGGCAAGCGCATGGCGTGCTCATGTTTGTGAAAACCGGCAAGGCTCCAGGCCTGCCGGAAGTCAAGCCGGATGCGCAGGCGGCGGCGCAAATTGCGGCACGGGCGATCAAGGATGCTTCGGACAAGCGCAAGCCGGATCTGTCGAAGGCGGCGGCGTCGATTGCCAACGTGCCGGCGGCAGACAACGGCGCTGCCCTTGGAGAGTTCGCTGCTTTTGACAAGCTCAAGGGCGACAAGCTGGAGGCTGCGCTGGAGAACCTGGCGCGCACCAATCCGGCCGCTTACGAGCGCTACATGGCCGAGGTGTGACGCCACATGGCGCTGACGCTGGATTTGCTGCCTGGCGAGAAGCTGGAGATTGGCGGCTGCGTGACGGTGATGGTGGTGCGCAAGGCAGGGCGCTGCGCGCGCATCGAGGTGAGCGCTCCGGCCAGCATGCCCATCGTGAGAGAACCACCTTTGCCAATGCAGGAACAGCCGAATGGCGGTTTGCCGGTTTCGTTCCGACTATGCGCCAATCTGCATCGCAAGGAAGGCCATCGACAGACGGCCTAGCTTTCAAGAGAGGTGAGCGCAGGAGTGCCGCCGAGGTCATTGCCATCATGGAAAGGACACTCACATGGCACGCACAATCATCGGGGTCAACGCCCCCAACGCAGTCAAACGCTACAGCGCATCGCTGTGGGTCGATACCATCGCGCAAGCGTATTGGTCGCAGAAATTTTTCGGCAAGGGCGATACCTCGAAGATGCCGATCCAGATCCTCACGGAACTGGAAAGCGACGCCGGAGAGGAGATCAAGTACGACCTTCTGATGCCGCTTCGCATGGCCCCGGTCGTTGGCGACGACGTGCTGGAAGGCAAGGAAGAAGCCATGCGCTTCACTACCGACAGCGTGTACATCGACCAGTTCCGCTGCGGCGTCAATGCCGGCGGTCGCATGACGCGCAAACGCACGCTGCACGACCTGCGGCAGAAAGCCCGCATCACGCAGGCCGACTGGTGGGCGCGATTTATGGATGAACTCTGCTTCATCTACATCAGCGGCGCACGCGGCTCCAATGACAACTTCATTCTGGGGCAGCAGATCAAGCGGATGGAAGCGATCAACCCGATCACGGCTCCTGACGCCAATCACCAGTTCTACGGCGGCGCTGCCACGGCGTTCGACAACCTGGCACCTGGCGACAAGATGAGCCTTGCGCTGATCGACCGCATGATCGTGCGCGCGCAAACCCAGGGCGGCGGCGCGACCGGCGTCCCGGTTCTGCAACCCACGCGCTGGAATGGCGGCGAGGAAAACTACGTGCTGGTGATGCACCCGTGGCAAGAGCAAGACTTGCGCAACGAGGCCGGCGACAACACCTGGCTGGCGTGGAACAAGGCGCTGACCACGGCGGTTGGCAACCGCTCACCCATCTTCTCCAACAGCCTTGGCGGTTACCGCAATGTAGTGCTGCACAGCCACCGCAACGCGATCCGCTTTACCAATGCCGGCGCGTCTGGCGATGTGTCCGCGGCGCGCGCGCTGTTCATGGGCGCGCAGGCCGGGGTGATCTCTTATGGATCTCCAGGTACTGGTAATCGCGTGAACTGGTACGAGGAAATGCGCGACAACGGCAACCAGATCGTGATTTCGTCCAGTTCGATCATGGGCGTCAAGAAGTCCACGTTCGAGATGGACGGCAAGAAACAGGACATGGGCGTGTTCGCGCTCGATACCGCTGCGGCGGAACGCTGATTTGAAAGGGGAAAGTCATGTCTTTTGAAAAACCAAACGACACCATTGTTGGCCGCAAGCCGGTTCCCACCGCCGACGACGTTGATCTGGTGGCGCCTCGCTTTGTGCAGGAATGCACGGCAGCCGACAGCGCCGCCAATAACGTGGGTGTGATTGGCATCCTGCCTGCTGGCTGCACGCCGGCACTTCCGATGCTGGTGGATAGCACGGGTCTTGGCGGATCGGCGGCCATCAGCATCGGCATCCTGAATGCCGACGGCACCGATCTTTCTACCGACGCGCGTGACGGCGGCGGCCCGTGGGCTGCCGGCGTGGCCGTTGGCGCTGCCGGAGCATCTCAGGTAGCTCCGACCGCCGCGCTGCTTTCCGTGCGCAAGTCCGGTGTTGATCGGCAGATCGCCGTCAAGTTCACTGCCGCCGGTGGAACCGCAGGCGCGCTCGGTCTGACCGTGGCTTACCGCAGTCCCGTTTAACGGTTGTCTCCTACCGGGGTTGCACCTGGCTTGACCCGGCTGCGAGGCGACTTCCAGCCGGGCTTTTTTTCGAGGTCGATATGAAACTGATTTGCTCCATCAAGCCGCGTTCCGATGGTACGGTGGCCGTTTACGGCGATGGCAAGACCTACGCCTTCACGCCTACGGGCGACGGCGAAACCGCCGCCGACGTGCCTGATGCGTTGGCTTCCAAGCTGCTTGCTACCGGCAACTTCTACCCAGCGGAAAAGGTTGCGGAACCAGCGCCGACGCAGGCTGCCGCCGTTCCCGTGTCCGCACCTGCCGCTGTGCCCGCAGTCAAGCCTGCTACTGGACGCAAGGCTTCCGCCTGAATCTGATCTGCCATGCGCACCGCCGCCGATCTTGCTGCCGACCTGCTTCCTGTGCTGCCGAGCGTGCCGCAGCCGAGGCTGGATCGCGCGCTGATCCGCACCGCGCAGCAGTTGTGCCGCAGCTCGCGGTGCTGGACGGTATGGACAGATCAGGTGACGGTGGACTGCGCTGGAGAGTATGACGTGGAGCTTCCCATGCACGCGCAAGTGCTTGTGGTCGAACGCATGACGGTCGATGGCCGGTCGCGCCCCATGCTACCGTTTTCGTTCGCGCGCCGCGCTCCGGAAGATTTGCAGGGCGCGCATGTGGTTCCTGGTCGGATGACATTTCAGACGACGGATGGCATTGCAAAAGGATCGGAGATTCGCTTCCGTGTGGTACTTGCTCCCACGGACAACGCGCCCGGCGTGGATGAGGCGGTGTTCGATCCGCACGCCGGCGTGTTGGCATCCGGCGTGTGCGCGCTGCTGATGGCCGATCCTGGCCAGCCTTGGAGCAATCCGGCACTNGCCCAGGTGTATGCAGCGCAGTTCGACGCAGGCGTGGCGCGTGCGCGCCTTTCGGCATGGCGTGGTGTGACTGATGGCACGCCACGCGCTCGCATGGTGTGGTGCTGACATGGACGCGCTCACGATCATCAAAGCCGCGGCCACCGAGTTGCAGGATGGCAAAAATGTGGGCGGCGAGTTCGTCCCGTCGTACACGCGCTGGACTCTTGCCGAACTGGCCGGTTACGTCAACGACGGCCAGCGCTTCATTCTGACAAAGGTTCCAGACGCCACGGCGCACGAGCGCACGCTGGAGCTGGTCGCTGGCGTTGAGCAAGAGGTTCCGAAGGATTGCTTTGCGCTGCTGGAATTGCTGCGCCATGCCGACGGCAGGCAGACCGCGATCCGCCAGGTGGCGCGCGCTGCGCTGGATGCTTCGGCGCCAGGATGGGCGGCAGGATCGCAGAAAAACGCCGTCATCCACTTCATTCAAGACCCGCGCCAGCCGCACCGTTTTGACGTGTACCCGCCGGCGGCTGATGGCGTGCGTGTGGTGGCGCTGCTGGCGCTGAAACCCGTGCCAGTAGGCGACGACGGCTCTGGCGCGATCACGATCCATACCGAATACGCCGAGGCGCTGCGCCATTACGTGCTGTACCGCGCTTTCAGCAAGGATGCCGAATACGGCGCCAACGCGGCGCTGGCGAGTGCGCATTACCAGGCGATGGCCGACGCGCTTGGCATTGCTCCTGCGCGGCCCGGAACCACTGACGACCCGACCGCCGCATGATTTTTTACGACACGTTTGAAAGGAAACCGTGATGATCTCTGCTTCGTTTGCCAACAAGGTGCTGCGTCTGTTTTTCAACGGCGAGGCGATCACCGGGATCGCCGGGGCGCCAGCCGCGCCACTGGCCGGCTATTACTGGTCGCTGCATACCGCTGATCCCGGCCCCAACGGCGCGCAGTCCGCCAGCGAGGTGGCGTATACCGGCTATTCGCGCCTGCTGACGGCCATCAACAACACCGGGTTTACGGTGACTGGAAACACTGTCAGCCCCGTGGAGACGATGGAGTTTGCCGAAAAGGCCGACAACACCAACGAGACGGTGACGCATGTGTGCCTTGGCACTGCGGCCAGCGGCACTGGCGAGGTGTTGTTCCGCTTTGCGCTTGACACGCCGATGTTGCTGAACCAGAACACCATGCCGCGCTTGCGCAATACCACCACGCTGACGGTTGTCACCAGCTAATTCCGGTTGGCGGGCGTGGTTNCGGTCGATACCTCCGAGTTCGCCGGCGCCGAGCTGGCGACGGTCGAGTTTGCCCTGGATGCGCGGCGCTATGCCGACATGGTGGGGCGGGCTTCGCTGTCGCTGACCGGCGCGGCGCGCGCCGTGCGCGTGCTGGATGTGCGTGGGGCGTCGATTGTGGGTTTGTCCGGCGCGCCGGGCGATGTGGCGGTCAGGTCTGGCGCCGGCGGCACGCAAGAGCGCTTCGACGCGCGGGTGCGCGGCGGTCGTTTGGCCGGGCTTGCGGGCGAGGCCAGGCTTTGGCTCGACGCTTTTGCGCGCGGCGTGCGCGTGGCCGACATGACCGGCATGACGCAGGTGCGTTTTACAGGTCTTGGCGTGGCGGCGTCGGGTGACATGGATGCGCAT